CCAAATCAAACGCCACCGATACTTCTTCTATTTCTCCGGGTTCTTTTACACCCTCTTCTAAATCTACATTTTCTTCCATACTAGCTCCTATAATCTCAATTCTCTTAATTTTTCTCTGGAAACTCCACATTTGATCAATATGGCTTTCAATTCAACTCTACCTTGCTCAGTCGCATCGTATGTATCTGCATACCTTAATGCTTCCTCTTGTGTTACATTCCAGTATTTCTGGATTTCTTCTATTAACCATCTCTTGTGTAATGACATTCTAAATTCCTTTCAGATATTTTCGTTTTGTTTTTGCATCCAGACCATATTTGTCCAAAATCTCTTCAATTTCAGATCGGCTCAATAATTCAATGTATTCAGTCGATTCAAGAATACTAGCCTCAAAATGCTTTGCAAACAATTCCACCAATCCACTCTCGAATTTCTGTTTGGCCGTTTTTTTTACATATTTCAACCACCGCTTACCCTTTGGCAGAACATCTATGTAGAATTTATACACCATATCCGGAGTGAGATTATATTTTTGAACCTCATTCACTATCTCAATAAATGCTGGTTCCATCGACAAAAACCTGTGGATCATATAATTGGACCAATTTTTCTTATCGGCTTCAGATAAGGTTTCCCAGTAATTTTTGGTTTGTTTTTCATTGACATGGTTTACATGTTCAAATAAGGTTTTGGCCTTTTTGATCTTGGTATTAACCATCGCTGTCGGGTTCTCCGAATGCGGCCATGAATTCCTTATTGACCCCACCACATGCTCCGCAACTCATAACTGGAATTTGTAGTAATTCTTCTTTACCGCTTGGGCTCAAAATGGCCGATACTCTTTTCATCACGAATGACTGAAGAAATAACATATTACCACACCCCTCTTGTTCACATACGATGGTTTCTGCCTTCGCTAGGTCTAGTTTTGGTGGTGATTTTGGTAATGGTTTTCTTGGATTTAATTGACTCATAACATTTCCTTTCAGGTATAAATATATACCATTTAAATAAATTTACTAAATTTTTTCTCTTCATTGGGCACCATTTCAATAACTTTTTCAACATAATCGTGCTCTTTTGGATATGGAGATTGTTGATATACGAATTTCGATTTCAATATCTTGCTCTCCCTTTTGTCCGTCAATAGATATACATATCTAAATTTTGGAGGTGATTTTTTCATGTAGAATGGTTTGTCCAATGCCTCTTTGAGACCATCCACCCCACAAGCACCAAACTTTGCGTGCATTGACCTTGGGTGAACCCATACATACGGGTCTTTGGTTAGTGAAGTCATCATTGCTCCACCTGGTTCTGGAATCTGGAACATCCAGTTAGTTGATTGGTATATGATGCCCACATGACCGGCTTCAGGATCGGCATAACTCACCAATATTTTCACCTCTGGTCGGTTCTCTTTCAGCCACTTAAATGATTGACCTATGACAAAGCTTTCGATATTCTTGCCATACCCATCGTGTACAAATAACCTCAGTAATTCATACACATTATAGGATTTGATATTTTCATCTTCGATAATGGATTTTATTGTCCACCTACCAACTGGATGACCATATAACATGCACCCGATCAATACTTCATCATCATCGAAAAACTTGTTGGCTTCTTCACCCTTATAAAACACACCCAACACATCCTGAGTAGTACCAGGTGCTTTGTGAGTGTAATGGTATTTTTTAATCATATTAATACCAGTCTTTTTGTCTATCGGCCTTATAGTGACCCTAGAAGTATCCGTATATTTTTCCATTATATGAACTTTCCGAGCTTCGAATTTCCGCTCACTTCGACTTCCACTATTTCTTCCATATAATCAATTGACTTTGGGTATGGCAGTAGTTCGTGGATTAGATTTTTCTTGATTTTCCTAGCTTCCGATTTATTGGTCAGTATGTACAAATATCGAAATTTGTTTGTCAGGCGCTTGGCATAGAAGTTCTTATCAAATGACTTTTTCATATCTTCCACACCACAAAATCCATATCTTCCAAATATTGTTCTGGGGTGTACCCAATGATACGGGTTTTTTTCCATTGAAAATTGCCACTTACCAGATGATGGAATCATTTGAAACAACCAGTTGGTCGATTGGTATATGATACCCAAATGACCTTCTGCTGGGTCGGAAAAGCTGATTAACACCTTTACTTTTGGTCTGTTGATTTTGAGCCATTTGAACGATTGTCCGATTACATAACTCTCAATATTCTTGCCATAACCATCATGGATAAACAACCTCAAAAGTTCCATTATATTTTCCCGATCGAGCAAATCACCTTCGGTTATGGAATCCACTACCATTCTGCCAGATGGATGCCCATACATTATGCACCCTATCAATTTTTCATTGTCATCAAAAAATTTACCCGTGTCATCAGATTCATAAAATACACCCAATGACAGCTGTAAAGTAGCTGGAATCAAATGACTATAATGGTATTTTTCAATGATACCTTTAGCAGTAGTCCGATCTATTGGTCGAACACTTACTCTAGATATGTCTGTATATTTCTCCATTACATGAACTTCCCAAATTTTCCACTCCCGTCAACTATCACTTCAATAATTTCACTATCGTCGTCGGCCGTTGTAGGATAGTCTCGAAATGGGTGCTTCAGCAATTTTATCAATTTCCGTTTTTCCCTCTTGTCCACTAAGAATTGAATATAGCGATGCTTCACACATTCTCGTTTCATCCAGAATGTCTGGCCCACCGCTTTCTTCATTTTGGCTACTGCATCATCCGTTGGATATGGAGTCACTCCGTACCTTGAAAATACAGTACGGCTATGAATCCAATCATAAGGATCGTTTGTTAATGAAATTGGGTAATTGAACATCAACTTCATATCATCCGCACTTTGGTATCCCCAGTTGGTGGCCTTATAGATTCCTCCAACATGACCCTGTGCTGGGTCGGCATAACTGATCAACATTTTGATTTTAGGCCTATTCTCTTTCAACCATTTGAACGATTGACCTATAACATAACTCTCAATATTCTTGCCGTATCCATCATGGATGAATAACCTTGTCAATTCATAAACACTTTCATGAGCGTTAATCTCATCACTATCCACTATAGATGCGGCCGCTCTACGACCAACTGGATTGCCATAGACAATACAACCAATCAATTTTTCATCATCCTCATCAAGAAACTTATGTTTCTTGCCTGTCTTATAGAATACCCCTAATGGAGCTTGAGTTGATGCGGGCCATGCGTGACTGTAATGGTATTTTACAATCATCCTTTTTGCTATAGCGGTAGTAATAATCCTAAGTTCTACCCTCGACGTGTCTACAAATTGTTCTTCCATTTACTTAATACAATCTAACAATTCTATTACGCATGCCATAAAATTTATTTCTTTATCGACACTTTGAGAATCACTCAATTGGTATCTGGCCAGAATCAATATCGTTTGAGCGATATGACCCTTAGCGTAATCATCCACCTCAGAAAATAACATTGAATAAATCTCAGCGAAATCTCTGATTGAATTGTCCGCCACCATTTGTCTAATACTAGCAAATGAGTTTTTCTTATCCTGCTTTTTCAGTACATCCAATATCTTCAATTTATAGTCACTTTCCACAACCGAACGCTTGTCCAATCTCAGCTCACCATTAATTGATTGTTTCTGCAATGTATTGATAATACTTCTAATGTCTGGATATTTACTATTGACAATCAATCCGATGTCACTCGCGGTATGGTTCACACCCTCTTTTGCCAATATTGCACTGACATGTACGGCGATTTCCTTTTTGCTTGGAGGATAAACTTCAAACATTTGGCACCGGCTCTGTATTGGTTCGATTATCCGTTCGGGGTAATTGCAAGTCAATATGAACCGAGTATTCATCGCGTACGTTTCCATAGCGTTGCGTAGTGATGCTTGGAATTGTGGAGTCAAAAAGTCGGCCTCATCGAGGATAACCAATTTCAACTCCCTAAATCCAACACTACTGGCAAATGGAATGATATCAGTCCTAATGTAATCCACACCACCTTTGTCTGAAGCATTGATGTACAAGTGGTCACAGTCTATACTATTATGTATGACCTTGGCCAATGTAGTTTTACCAGTGCCCGCCTTACCATGAAATAACAGGTGGGGCGGATCATTGGTTTCAATGTACATATCAATTTTATCCTTGAGATGATCATTTCCTACGAATGTTTCCATTGATGTTGGTCGATA